TAAGAGAAGTAAATAATGATGATGCAAATGGAGTATTTCGTACTGAGTATTGCATTGTACAGGGGACAAGTTATGAAGATGTAGCAGCTCAATTACGCAGTATAAATAAACCGTTCAAAGAAAAAAATGAATACGGAGAAACACTGACATTAAAAAAATGTTTTAAGATACATGGCAGTGAATTTGAACGTAAATCAGATGCAATGGATTACCTCATAGATTTAAAACACAAAATAAATTTGAAGAAAGTTTAAAAAGAGGAAGTAAAAATTGGAGCATAGTTTCGATAAAACCCCGAAAACATCGATAGTACAAAATTGTCCAATCGATAAAACAAAAACTATGTGATGAATTAAATATAGACGTAGAAAAATTTTAGAGGAGGAAGTAAAAAGTGGATACAGGAAATCCAATAGTTAATCAAGTAGCTCAAATCAACATAAGTGGTAATGTTACACCTATGAATTGGTACAAGACAATTACAAGAGATTCAGGAAAACCGTATTTAGAAGCTATAGTAATACTTTCTGATATAGTGTATTGGTACAGACCAACCGAGATAAGAGATGAAACAACAGGGGCGGTAATTGGATACAAAAAAAAGTTCCAATCTGATTTACTCCAAAGGTCATATCAGCAATTATCAAATATGTTTGGAATAAGCAAAAGAGAAGCTACCAATGCAGTAGTCAAACTTGAACATTTAGGTGTTATAAAAAGAGTATTTAGAACCGTAACAGTAAATGATGTTACTAATAGCAACGTACTGTTCATAGAACTAATCCCTGAAAAATTAATTGAACTTACATTTGAAACAGAACCCGAAGAAAATCAGGAAACATCGGAAGATGAGATAGGTGTCACTTCTAAAAGTGATAGGGGTCACTTTCAAAAGGGAGAGGGGTCACTTTCAAAAGAGGGACGTAATACAAATACTACTACAGAGATTACTACAAATAATTATTCTAAAAAAGAAATTAGTAAAGAAAAAAAAGAAAATAAAAAGTCAAATAAGTTTATTCCACCAACAGTAGAAGAAGTAAAAGAGTATTGTAAGGAACATAATTACAACGTAAACCCTGAGATGTTTGTTGCGTATTATGAGGCTAACGGTTGGATTACAGGCAAAGTAAAAATGAAAAATTGGCAAGCATCAGTCAGATATTGGGCATCAAAAAATAAAGAGAATAAACAAGATGAACCTGAAACAAGCTATAACGTACAAGAGTATGAAGAGATGACACAAGAAGAGATATTCAAAACGTTGGGTGTAGACATATAGAGGAATTATTATGAACTTAGGTGGTATATTTGAGCAAGCAATAAATAATGCAGATAAACACATAACGACTGAGCCTTGCGATTATCTTGACGATGAAGGGCTATTGGTATGTGGACATTGTCATACAAGAAAACAACGTAAAATAGAGCTGTTCGGAAATACCAAAACAGTATCTTGTCTTTGTAAGTGCGGTACGGAAAAAAGAGAAGAGGAAAAAGAAGAGATAAAAAGACAAGAAAAAGAGCAGAGAATAAACAGATTAAGAAAAATGGGATTTCCGGAAACAGATATGTCACATTGTACGTTTGAATTTGACGATAATCAAAATCCAAAGGTAACAGCAATGGCTAAAAAGTATGTAGATAATTTCAAAGAGATAAAAGAAAACGGTTCGGGACTCATACTGTTTGGCAATGTCGGTAGCGGAAAAACATTCATATCGGCATGTATTGCAAATGAACTAATCAGTCGAGGATATCCATGTTTGGTAACTAATTTTTCAAGACTTACAAATACAATCATCGGAATGAATAAAGGCAGACAAGAGTATATAGACGGACTGAATAAATTTGACTTGTTGGTAATTGATGATTTGGGTGCCGAACGTGAAACGGAATACATGGGCGAAATAGTCCATAGCATTATCGACAGCAGATACAGATTAAATCTACCGCTCATAATAACCACAAATCTAACAATGCAAGACCTAACAAATCCAAAAGACATACGCAAACAAAGAATATACAGCAGACTACTTGAAATATGTGTACCGATACAGATACACGGAACAGATAAACGAAACCAAAAAAGGAAAGACAACTACGCTTTCATGAAAAAAACATTAAATGTCTAATCGGGACATGCTGTTACTCGCACAGAAACATATCAAATTCAAGAGTTTATTCTAAATAGGTGAAATTATACTCCTAAAATAAAAACTCAAATTTGACCCATTTAAATCGATTTAAAAGCATGGTGGTGATTGAATGCAGAAAGAAGCATACGAGCAAAGAAAAGTTATTGAATATTGTAAACTAAGAAACATTAAAGTTTTTGCCATACCTAATGGGGGTAAAAGGTCATTAAAGGAAGCGTACTTTTTAAAATTAGAAGGGTGTTCCGCAGGGGTGCCTGATTTATGCATACCAAAACCTAACGCAAAACATCATGGGTTATTTATCGAGATGAAGTACGGCAAGAATAAACCTACGGAAAATCAAAAAAGATGGATTGAATATCTTAACAGTGTCGGATATTTGGCTGTTGTCTGTTATGGTGCAAAAGAGGCTGCTGAAGTTGTAAATAAATATTTTTCTGATAAGGTGTGATAAAATATGACATGTAACGGCAAATGTTTTACGTGTAAATTTAAAGATTGTGTCGCAACATATCAAGAAATATCTAAACTTGAACGCATGGAAAAAGAAATGCAAAGAAAAAAAGAAAAAGAAAACCGGGAGGTGAAAACAAAAAATGATTTAGTTTCGGAACAATACCGAAGTATCGGAATAATAGGAGGGATTAATCTATGATTATATGGACTGTTTTATCTTGGATTATGTCAGGGATAGCGTTATTCGGAACAATACTTAATGCCGAACGGAACATTTATGGGTTTGTGTTTTGGTTGGTGTCTAATATCTACATGACAATACGATTTACATATATCGGAGAGCATGCTCAAGCACTTTTGTTTTTGATTTACACGATACTTGCCATTCGTGGCATGGTTGCATGGAAACAAAAAGAAAATCAAAAAGGATATAGGAGAATGAGCCCCGAAGAAGTAAAAAAAGTGCTAAAAGAAATTAAAAATAAAAGTTAATGATTATGCAAATAATAACCTCGAAATTTATTTTTGAGGTGATGTATATGTTATTTTCAGAAATTTTATTATGGGTTGTAGTAGCTCTGTTCATTATCGGTATGGTAATGACGTTAGAAGCTAAGCTTTCAAGTATAGTAGGATTATGTCTTGTATGTTTCACATCAATATTTTTTATTTATTACTTTTCATTCTTTCATCATTTGGCTATGTGTATACTGTTTGGAGGATTAATTTTAATTGCCGTTAGATATTTAATTGCATCATTTAAGTGAATTTAAAAGGGGGATTTTATATGGGAGATGTTAATGTTGGAAGATACAATAAATTAAGAACTCCGGAAGAAAGAAGTGCTATTGCAAGAAAAGCACAAATTGCAAGTGTTGAAGCAAGAAGACGAAAAAAACAAGAACTATTGATGAGAAAATCAATTGCGGATACTTTAAAAGATGTGTTGTATTCTGACGTAACAAACAGAGAATTGCTTATGTCTTTGGAACGAAACGGAATACAAGGCGAAAAAAATTATCTTGTGGCTATGATTTCGTCCGCAGTACTAAAGTCAGTTAAAAAAGGGTGTTTGACAGATGTTATGAAACTCATCGAAACACTCGAAGGAACAGCACCCGAAAAACTTGAAATTACCAATATGGACAAGACCGTAGCGGAATTACAAGAATATATTTCAAAAAAACGTAGTGACGATACAGATGACAATCAAGAATGAATATTTGGATTTAATGCTAGAAGAACCATACGTTCTCGGACGTATGCTTGGGTTTAAAGATTTAACAAAAGAATTACACAATAACTGGATTAAATCTATTGTTACGTCCAAGAAAGATGTTACGATTCTCGCTCATCGTGGCAGTTACAAGACAACGTGTTTGACAATAGGGCTTATGATTAATCTTATTCTTCAGCCTAATCTTGTAACTTTGTTTCTCAGAAAAACAGATATTGACGTCAAAGAAGTTATCACTCAGATACACAAGTTATGTGATACACCGGTTATAAAGCATATTGTAAAAACAATATACGGTTTGGATTTAATGTTTACCACATCAACTTATTTTTCTCTTGATACCAATCTAAGAACAACAAATACAGGTGCATTACAGCTTACAGGATTGGGTATTAAATCATCAATTACAGGTAAACACGCAGATATTGTTATTACAGATGATATTGTAAACGTAAAAGACAGAATAAGTACCGCAGAACGTGAAGCCACTAAGTTCGCATACATGGAACTTCAGAACATTCGTAATCGTGGCGGTGTGATTATAAACACAGGTACTCCGTGGCACAAAAATGATGCAATATCAATTATGCCTAATGTACATGTTTATGATTATCATCAGACAGGGCTTATCAGCGAAGAGAAAATAAAAGAAATTAAAAAGTCCATGACTCCTGCATTATTTGCGGCTAACTATGAACTAAGACATATTGCAAGTGATGATGTTATTTTCTTTGACCCGAAAACAGATGCTGATTTTAAGTTAGTACTTAACGGTATAGCTCATGTAGATGCCGCATACGGCGGTGAAGATTATACCGCATTTACAGTATGTAAAAAACATGATGATAAATATTATGTGTTCGGTAGAATGTGGCACAAACATGTTGATGATTGTATTGATGAAATAGTTATGTACATGAGAGAAACAAGAGCGGTTAAAATATATTGCGAGAATAACGGTGACAAAGGATACCTCGCAAAAGAGTTACAGAAAAAAGGTGTTCGAGCAGTAACGTACAGAGAAAGTCAAAACAAATTCTTAAAGATAACAAGTTATTTAAAAGGTGCTTGGGAGAATATTTATTTCGTAAGCGGTACTGACAAAGACTATATAAATCAAATACTTGATTATAACGAACATGCAGAACATGACGATTCGGTCGACAGTCTTGCCAGTATCATACGAAGATTATACAGACATAAAAACAGAGAACCTTTTGAATCTATTCTTGGATTAATATAGCGTGCGAAAAAAAGCACGCTTTTTGTGTTAAAATAATATTACTAATATACAAATAAGGAGTGTTTAGAAATGTTAACGTATCAAGATTTTGTAATAGCGAAACAATCGAAACAAAATTTATATGAGTTTTTAAAAAAAGCAATTAACGAGCATAAATCATCTAAAGAATACAGAATAGCTCAAGATGCAGAACAATATGACAGGCAACAAAACGTTACTATTATGAATTTTCAGAAGTATTTATATACCATGAAAGGACAAAAAATACCTGATATTATAAGTCCCAATCATAAACTATGCAGTAATTTCTTTAACAGGTTTACCACACAATTAGTTCAGTATCTTTTAGGTAACGGTGTTACTTTTCCTGAACAAGGAGTCAAAGAAAAGCTGGGTAACAAGTTCGATACAGAACTTCAACGTGCAGGCAAGTATGCACTTATAAGCGGAGTATCATTTGGGTTTTGGGATTATGACAGACTTAGAATATTTAAATTTAAAGAATTTGTACCGCTATATGACGAAGAAAACGGAAGTTTAAGAGTAGGAATTAGATTTTGGCAATTGTCATCAGACAAACCACTAAGAATGACGCTTTATGAAGAAGATGGATATACAGAATATAAAAAGCCAAATGACGGAGAAATTGAAGAATTACAACCTAAACGTCCGTATAAATTAATTGTTAAAACTACAATAGCAGACGGAACTGAAATTTATGAAGGTGGTAATTATCCAAGTTTCCCTATAGTACCTCTATATGCAAATGATTATCATCAGAGCGAACTTGTAGGACTTCGAGAAAATATCGATGCTTATGATTTAATAAAATCAGGGTTTGCAAACGATATGGACGGACACCTTTTATATTGGCTGATACAAAATGCAGGCGGTATGGACGATGTCGATATTGCACGAGTACTTGAACGCATTAAAACTATGGGCGCAGCAATATCTTCTGAAGATGGGACTATAGAACAACATCAAATAAATGTACCTTATGAATCCAGAATTGCATACTTAGACAGAATTGAACAAGATTTATATAAAGATTTCGGAGCGTTAAAAGTAGAGAACATATCTTCGGGAGCTACAACAGCAACGCAAATTAAATCTGCTTATGCACCGCAAGATATGAAAACAACCATGTTTGAATACATGTGTATTGAATTCGTACAATCAATATTAAGATTACAAGGTATTGATGCAACTCCTCAATTTAAACGAGATAAGATAGCTAACTATCAGGACGAAACGGTTATGTTATTACAAGCGGCAAAATATCTTAATGATGAAACTATTCTTAAACATCTGCCGTTCCTGAGTCCTGATGAAATAAACGATATTATGAAAGCAAAAGAAAAAGAAAAGGAAAAAGGATACGAAATGGCAGAAGCAATAAGAACAGGAAACGGTGCAGAAATACAAGAAATAGCAAATGAAGAAGATTCAGAAAACGAAGAAGAACAAGAAACTAATAATGAAGATGAACAAGAACAAAATAATATAGAAGAAAATACTGATAATGAGAATGTAGAAAATCAAGAAGAAGAAACAGATGAAAAAGATAATAAAGATTCAGAAAAAGAAAAAGAAAATAAAAAGAAATATAAAAAGAAAAAGAAATAAGGTGGTTAAATGAGTTTTGCTACTTTTAGAAAAAGCGGTGTTGAATTTACATTTCAAGATAACTCATCAGAATTAAAAAAAGATATGCAAAAAGCAATACAAAAAGGTCTTGAAGAATGCGGTAAATTAGCAAAAAAATATGCTCAGCAAGAATTAAAAAAACCAAAAACACATAAGAACGGAGAAGTCAGACCAAATATTATTACAGGTGATTTGGTAGACAGTATTGACTATGATGTATATAACAATGAACTATATGTCGGTACAGATATTTTTTACGGAATTTTCGTTGAATTCGGGACACGAAAAACATGGGCATATCCGTATTTAACTCCTGCAATGAAAAAACACAAAGAGCAATATAGGAATACTTTAAAAAGAAATATTCTTAAATATGCTACTCCATTTACGTCAACACCTATTGAATAGATTTTAATATAAATAGTTTTTAAAATGCTTGAAAAATAAAAAAAATAATTTGTGATATAATATAAATATAATCTAACCACGAAGAACTGTGGACGAAGAAAAGGAGATTATACACATGGGTTTAAACAGAGAAAAGTTGTCAGAATTAGGTATCAATGAGGAAGCTGCTCAGGAGATACTTAAAATTCACTGGAGTGTTGTCGACGGCATGAAAGGTAGAATTGAGGAATTGAGAAATTCCGCTGACAGAGTACCAGCTTTAACGAAAGAGCTGGAGAAGTTAAAATCCGAAAATGAAAGTTCAAGTGCGTACAAAAGTAAATACGAACTTGAGAAAAAGGCTTTTGAAGATTTCAAGAAGAATATTGAAATCGAAAAAGCAAACAGTACCAAAGACAAATTATACAGAAAGTTATTATCGGAAAATCACGTCAAGTCAAACAAAATTGATTTGATAATGCGAACAGTTAACTTGGACAAGTTAGAGCTTGACGGCGAGGACAAGCTTAAAGGTAGCGCAGATTTAAACAAGTCAATTATGAAAGACTGGGAAGATTTTATTGAATCAACTGAAGTCAAAGGTACTAACACAGCAAACCCTCCGTATCAATCAGACCAAAATATAGATTTGTCAAAACTTAGTATGGAGGACTATATCAAAACAAGACAAAATATGTAACGAAAGGTAGAGAAAAAATATGGGAAACACATTTTTAACACCGGATATTATTGCTAAGGAATCATTAATGGTACTTAGAAATAATGCAGTTATGGCAAACCTAGTTCATAGAGATTATTCAAGCGAATTTGTTGCAGGAGTAGGCGATGAAATAAGTATTCGTAAACCTGCTACATTTACTGCAGATGAATTTTCAGGCAGTATTTCGGTTCAAGATGCAACAGAAAGCAGCACAAGCGTAAAAATGGATAAACATTTGGACGTATCTTTTGCTGTAACATCAAAACAAATGACAATGGATATTAAAGACTTTTCACAACAACTGCTTGTTCCTGCAATGCAAGCGTTTAATGATAAAGTTGACAAATACTTGATTGGTTTACAAGCACAAGTGGCTAACAGAGTATCACACAGTGCAAATGCCATTGCACCTGCAGATATTATAGCTGCAAGAAAAATGCTTACTGAAAATGCAGCTCCTTTGACTGAACGCAGACTTGTACTTGGCGCAGATGCAGAAGCTGATTTGCTTTCGAGTGAATTGTTTATTAGTGCTGAAAAAGTAGGCGATAACGGAACTGCATTAAGAGAGGCATCTATTGGTCGTAAATTTGGTTTTGATACTTATGTTGACCAGAACGTAACTAAAGTAAATGGTGGTTCTATTACATTTACAGGTACTCTTGCAGTAGATGGAGCAGTAAGTGCAAGCACTTCTGTAACTATAGATGCAACTACGCTTACAGGTACAATGAAAGCCGGAGATGTACTTTTGATTAACGGCGAAGCTTATATTGTACAAGCTAACGCAACAGCATCTTCAAATGAGATTTCAATAACGGTTGACAGAGCGTTGACATGCGATGACAATACTGCAGTAACGTATTTTGGAGCATACACTCCTTCACTTGCATTCCATAAAAATGCTTTGGCATTGGTAACAAGACCTTTGGCACTTCCTAACGGTGCAAAAGATGCTGCTATTGTAAACTACGATGGATTCGGACTCAGAGTTGTATACGGATATGATATGTCATCTAAAACAGATGTTGTTTCGATTGATATGCTTTGTGGTGTTAAACTGCTTGACCAGAGATTAATTGCAGTAATAAGCGATATGAGATAATATCATGGAAAAAATATTAATGATAAAAGATAATATGGCACATTACGTTCCATATGAGTCAGTAACTGATTTTATAAATTGCGGTTGGGTAAAAGCAGATTTAACAGAAAAAGAATGTAAAAAAAATACCACAAAGGAAACTGCCAAAACAACGAACAAAAGAACTAAAAAAAGCAATTAAGGAGGGCTTGTAAATGACCCTCGATGATTATTGTGCGGACTTAAAAAACTATTTCATATCAGACTTTGATACAGATATACATTTAGGCGAATACAGAATTTCAGGAAATAATATTGAAAACGTTGATTTCTTGGCTCAAAATCAATATTTCAGAATTGTCGGAAGTATATTCAATGACGGAGTTTACAAACTTGACAACAATTTGACACTGGTTGACGAAACGTTTAAAGGTGCAGTTTGGGCTATGTCAGTACCTCCGGGTTTTCTGGAAGCTGTCAAAGAAGCTGAAGATTATTTGAAAACCAATCCGTTTGGAATGGAATATCAATCTGAAACTTTTGGTGGATATAGTTATACAAGAAGTTCAAACCAAAAATCTTTATCTAACGGATTCTGGTATTTGCCAAATACGATATCAACTAAATTGAACAGATACAGAAGATTAAGGGTGATTTGATATGTTATGGGAGACATTTTTAGTTCCATGTGTAACTCAAACTTTAAATCGTGTATCTGACGGGCAAGGCGGTTTTACTACAACATTAACTGACGGTACTGAATTTAATGCAGCTATTGTAAAAGATACTACTATTGAAGAAAAAGTAGCTGAAAAAGATATATCGGTAGCTAATTATCTTATTACAACAAAAGAAGATATTGTTTTAAACTTTCATGATATTATAAAGAGAAAAAGCGATAACAAAATGTTTCGTGTAACTTCAGATTATCTTGACAGTAAACCGCCCGGTGTAGCTACATTTAAATTTAATCAAGTATCTGCGGAGGAATGGAAACCATGACACAGACAGCTACAGCTTTGTATAATTTCGCAAGTAGTTTCGGGTGGGACGCATATCCTGAAAATGCAGTTCCAAACAACGCAGAACTACCGTATATAACATATACAATTCAAGAGTATAAATTTGATGAACAAGGTATGTTACAGATAAGATTATGGCAAGTAAATGAAAGCTATACAGAAATAAATCAAAAAGTCGATATGATAGAACAAGATATAAGAAACGGTAAAAAGCTATTTACCGACAGTGGAATAATTTATTTATATAAAGGTTCGCCATGGTGTCAATATCAGCCTGCGGACGAACCTAATTTAAAAATAGCATATTTAAACTTTACAGCACATTATGCAACAAACTAATAAGGAGGAATATAATTATGGGAGCATACGAAAGAATACCTGCGGATACATTTAGAACTATGCAAATGAATGCAGGAATTTTATGTAAAACATTCAATCCGGAAACAGGAGAATTCGATGAAATTATAGGCGCAACAAATGGCGGTGTAACTATTGAAGCTACACCTGAATTTAAAGACCATGGAGAAAACATTGATAATTGCCCTACAAATATGCTTGAACTGAAAACTTTGGAAAAATGGGAATGCAAAGTAACGGGAACATATGTTAATGCATCGCCACAAATGATAAAGACTTTACTTGGTTCGGCATCTCTTGTTGATAATCATATAACACTGAGAAACAGTTTATCGGAAGATGATTTCCAAGATTTATGGTTTGTAGGAGATTATGGTAAATCAGGATATTTTGCAGTTAAATTATCTAAAGCGTTAAATACAAAAGGTTTTTCTTTGAAATCAGAAGATGATGATATAGGCAAATTCGAATTCGAATATACAGGACACTATTCAATATCTAATCAAGATACCGTACCTATGGACATATATATTAAAGCAACTGTTGAAAGACATCAAGTTGACTATACATTAAACAACGTAAAATCATATTCAAGCCCGCAAGAAGTAGTTAACGGCGGTACTTTACTTGCTACATTTGAGCCAAGAACAGGATATGATTTGCCTGATACGATTACAGTTAAAGTCGGTGGTGTTACTAAAACGGCAGGTACTGATTATGTATGGACTAAAGCGACAGGTACTCTTGAAATTAAACCTGAAGTAACAACAGATAATATCTCAGTTACAATTACAGGTGTTGTACAGTCATATACTGTCGGATATACACTTTCTAACGTTTCTGCTGCAACAGGTGCAACCAATCCGTCATCAATTAATTACGGTTCACAACTTAGTGCAAGTTTTGAAGCAGATACAGGATATGATTTACCTGATACAATTACAGTAACTGTTAAAGGTATTGAACTAAATGCTAACAGGTATTCATGGAATTCAACCACAGGAGGATTAGTAATACCTGCAGATGAAGTAAAAGGCAACATAGCCATTACAATTACAGGTATTGAAGAATAGTAAAAAATAAATAAATGGTAATATAAAATACAGTAAAGCCGAGGAGTAAAGAATTAATAAAAGACTTATCTTCTCGGCTTTTAATAAAAGGAGATTATTAAATATGAAATTATCGCAAATAAAAGGTAAAAAAGCTATGGAAATAATGTCAAATATAATGGAACCTATCGGTAATATTATGGCTGACGAAGAAATGTATAAGATGTTTCATACAGATGATAAAAAAAACAAAAAAGTCAAAAAAGACAGAGCATCTATATTTAAAACATTTTCTGCTATGATGAAAAGTCATGGAAATGATTTATATGCAGTTTTGGCAGGTGTTGAAGAAAAAGACGTAGATAAATATATTGAAGAAACATCAGCACTTAAATTATTTAATGATTTTTTTGATTTTATGTCTGACGAGGCATCAAATGAGCTTTTTATCAATGCGGAACCCGAAAAGGAAGAGAAATAATACTGGTTTCGCTTTATGAAGTTAAGTTTATTAATCTAAAATCATTTTTAAAATATACAGAGTGTAAGATACTCAATTATGTAGAAGAACATCTTTACAGGTCTTATGTTTGTGATGGTATTAAACTACTTACTGAAAACATAGCAAAAGAAAACGGTGGTTTATATATCACAGAACGATATGCAGATATATTAAAAGAACTTACAGAACCAAAGCAAGATAAAGAAAATAAAAAAGAAAAAGAAAAAGAAAAAAATGAAAAGATTGCAGACAATATAATAGCTAATACTATTGCAAAATGCGGATTAAAATTAAAAAAGACGTAAGGCGGTGAATATATGAATTTATTTGAAATGTATGCTAAGTTAGGATTAAATGCAAGTAGCTTTGAAAGAGGAATACAAACTGCAAAAGCTAAAATGACAAGTTTATCTAATAATATAGGTAGCGGAATAAGTAAAGGTATAAGTACTACTGCTGCAAGAAACATAAGTAGTGGTATTGCCAATGGTATTAAACTCGCTGAAAGAAACATACCTACTGTTGCTAAAAGTATAGGTAGTGTTATTGGTAACGGAATTAAAACTAACGTATCTCCAAATATAGTTAGTGGAATAAATAATGGATTAAATATTGCATCAAGAAATATTTCAACTGTTGCAAGAAACATAAGCAGCGGAATAGGTAATGGTATTAAGACAAGTGTTTCTACTAATATGACTAATGGATTTAAACTTGGGACAAGAAATCTTACAAGTGTATTAAAAAGTATAGACAGTGGTATTTCAAAAGGAATAAAAACAAGTGTTTCAACAAGTATAGATAGCGGTATTGCCAATGGTATTAATCTTGCAAATAAACGGTTACCAAGTTTTGAAAAAAGCTTTTCAGTTACTATGAAAATGATAGCAGATAAAATACCTACTCTTGCTAAAAACATTGCAAATGGATTTGGTAAAGGTTTACAATCAGGCAGACAACTGATTAGTAATATTGCAGATGGAATGATATCAGTAGGTGATTCTTTTACAAAAGCAGGTTCTGCAGTACAGTCATTCGGACGAGGATTAACGTCAATAGGTAAATACGCTTCTGTTGTAACTGCTGCTGTAGGCGGATTATTTGCAAAAACATTTGAAAAAGCAAAATCGTATGTACAAATATACGAATCTGCTATGGTTATATTTAAGAATTCAAATCAAATAGGGGCAGATTCTGCAAAACCATTATTTAATAGTTTAATGACAGTAGCAAAGAACTCATCATATGCTCGTGAACATATTATTGATGCAGGTAAAACTTTAGTTGCATTTGGTTTTGATGCAAATAAAACTACAAAATATGTACAGACAGCAACGAATGCAATAGCTAAGCTAGGTGGTACAGGAACAGATATTGAACATCTAACAGAACTGTTTGGTAAAATGGCAAACAGAGGTAAACTACATGGACGAGAATTAGACGAAATGGCAAACAGAGGAATTCGTGCATGGGATATTTTAGCTACACATTTTAAAACAGATATAAATGATTTAAGAAACAAAGCTAAATCAGGTGCGTTAAGTGCAAAAGAATCACTTGATATTATAATTGATGCATTAAATGAAACAGATAAAAGCAGCGAAATGTTCCAATATTCTGTCGAAGGTATGGCAAAAGCACTTAAGAGCGGGACATTAAGAGGTGCATTAGATAGTTTAAATACAAGTTTCAGAGATTTCTCTACAAACTTATTAGGCATGAACCCTCAATCAAAACAATTTGAAAGTAACATAAGCTCATTAAATGGCGCTTTGGCAAGTTTCGGAAATTTCATGGAATCTATCGGCAAAAGATTTAGTTTTGTAGGAGATTGGATAAAAAATTCTCTTGATAAAGCCAAAACTGCTTTAGATGATTTATCTAATGCTATTTACTCACCAAAAGATAAAATGATGGAATTCATGAATAGCATGAGTGAATTTGGTGTTAAAATACCGGGATTAAGCGAAAAAATAGAACAATCACAAGCACCATTTAAAAACATTGCAAAAGCAATTTTAGGAGTAGCTGCAGCAGGTCCTGGTTTAACAATAGCAGGGAAATCAGTAGAAATTTTCGGTAAATCTTTTGGCGGTATTGGAAAAATAATGAGCGGCACAGGTAAAGTATTTAAATCTTTTGGTGGATTTAAGGAATTTATAAAAGATTCTGATAAAGCAATAAAAAATGCAAAAGGATTTGAAAAAACAGTTCTAAAAACATTTAAAGGTTTTGGTGGATTAGGAAAAGATTTCGGTAATTTAGGTAAATCAGCATTTAATGCCACAAAATCAATAGGTAGTGTTATTGGTGGTGGACTTAGTAAAGCACTTGATGTCACAGGATTAGGTAAAAAAATGCAAAGCGGATTATTAGGTAATCTTGCTGCAGTTAACAAGAAAGTATCACCTATTATAGATGGGATTAAAGGTAAATTTTTTGAACTTGGTAACAAAATACCTGACCCAATAAGAGCAGGAGCTGTTAAAATTGGTTCTGCGTTAGGTAATATAGGTGGACAAGTTTTACCTAAGTTAAGTAATTTCGGTGGTCAGCTAATACAGTTTGGAGCTAATTTAGTTCCTAAACTTTTAGGTGCATTTAATTTTGCTGCTATCGGCGGTGCAGTTATTGCCGGTATGGGATTATTGCAAAGTAACTTCGGCGAAAAAATAGATGAATTTGCAAATATGGCAATTGAAAAAGGTCCCGAGTTAATAACTAATTTTGTGAACGGTATAACCACCAAACTCCCCGAACTTATGGAAAAAGGGCAACAGTTACTCGAAACACTTTTGAATGTAATAACAACCAATATGCCAATGATTCTGCAGGGTGCTGCTCAAATCATAATGACTTTGGCTCAGGGTTTTTCTAATAATTTACCCATGATTTTGGATTCGGCTCTTTCAATTTTATTAATGTTGGTCGATACAATAACGGATAACCTACCTATGATTATAAAAATAGGTATGGACGTGCTTTCAAATTTAATTAAAGGTCTTGCTAAAAAATTACCTGAAATTATCCGAGCCGGAATTGACCTAATTTTCACTTTGTGTGATGCGCTTTTAGACAACCTCGATGAGATTATCGATGCAGGAATTGAGCTATGTATAGCGCTTGCGGACGGTCTTATTGATGCGCTACCAAAACTTATAGACAAAATACCTACAATAATCGAAAAACTTGTTGATAAGATTGTTGATAATTTACCAAAAATTATAGAAGCAGGTATAACCATAATCATAAAACTTGCGGAAGGTATTGTTAAGGAAGTCCCTCATTTAATAGAAAAATTGCCGGGAATTATTGAAAAAATAGTAAATGGTCTTGGTGATTTAACAGGTAAACTTTTAGATGTAGGTAAAAATGCTATTGAAGGGTTATGGAATGGTATTTCAAGTATGGCAAATTGGATAGGCGAGAAGATAAGTGGGTTCTGTGGTGATGTTTTAGGTGGTATCAAAAGCTTTTTCGGTATACAATCACCATCAACTGTATTCAGAGATATGATAGGTAAAAACTTGGCGCTTGGTATTGGAGAAGGATTTGAAGATACAATAGGCGGAGTAGAGAAATCAATGGTTAACAGCCTTAATGTAGACAAAGTACAAAAGAAATTATATGGTAAGATAAACAAATTAACGTCAGGCAACCTAAACTACGGCAATGTTTCTTTCGGAGCAAGTATCCGTGGGATAGAAGGTCTGAATATGATGAACTCACTGAATTCTGCTATTGGTAGCGGCAGAAATTCTAGCATCAATGTATATATCGGCGGTAAAAAGATTGCTTCCGAAGTATACGACCCATTAATGGATTTGATGCGTAATAAGGAGGTGAGGATAGGTGTTTAACTTTACTATTTCAGACGGCGAAGATAACATTGAATTAACGAGCCGAATTGAGTACCCTTTAGGCGGCGAAGAAGTAAATAAAAAATCAGAAATGGCAAGCGGCAGGATAGTAAAAGACGTTGTAGGATACAGAGATGTATTGGAAATACCTGTTGGATATTTAGGTATTGATACAATGGCACTTTTAAGAGATATGGTACGCAGAAACGATGGTTTTTTAAATATAACCTATCCTACACCAAGCGGTGCTGTAACAGGTGATTTTGTAGTTGATGACCCACAAGGTAAAGTAATAAAATATGACGATTTTGGGCGTGCTGTGTGGTTAGACGTAACATTAAGAGCTACTTCAACTGAGGTGGTTTATGTATGATACCTGTATCAGAAACATACAATCCATATAAACAAGCAAGGCATGTAGGTATTGAAATAATGCTCGATGCTACCGAAAGAAAAGCATTATCAGGTTGTACATTTACTACTAACAGTCAAGAAAGCATAAGCAACCTCACACAATTAAAACAATCAGAGTATGAAGATATAAAATATGCTACTTGTGAAGATGACTTTACAATGCTTGACGGGTCATATAATTATCTGCCTGATACTTTAACAAACGAGCATATAGGTTGGTGGAGTCAAGAGATAAGTGACGAGAACGGCGATTTTGATACTTACCCGACATTAACGGCACAGTTAAATAATACCTATGACGTTGTAGGGTTTTCGTTATATTCTTCAAAAGAAAACGGAATAGCCGAATGTAATATATCTGCATATAACGATAACACGCTTATATATAATGAAACATTTACGTCCGGTAATGAGGTTTTAATTGCAGACATTCCAACCTCGAGTTTTAACAAAGTGGTTGTCGAGGTTACCAAGAGTTTACAGCCATACAGACGAGTGAAATTATTATCGTTTTTGTTTGGTATCCAAAAGACATGGGATAAAAATGACATAATAAGCGCAAGAATATCAGAAGGAGCAAGTATTAACAGTGAAACTTTACCTATAAACGAACTAGTTTTTGAAATGTATGACCCTGAGCATTATTTTAGCAATCAACACGCCGAAAGAATGTATGTATATAAAAAAGCATCGAGAACCGCTAAAGTAAGTACAGTTAACAGCGGATCAATAACTAATATAAATCAAATAAAAGATTTAAAAACTGATTTATATAAATACGCAACTTGCGAAGATGATTATGTCATGCTTGACGGAACGTATGAATATTTACCTGACGGAACTATTCCTGACAACGTGCAGATAGGATTTATAAGCAGTGAGTTGTCAATGGTTGACAATAGTTTCGAAAACAAGCCGAAGATAACGTATACATGGCGAGGAAGTGTAAGTTTTGCAGGTTTAAGACTATATTTTGGTGCAGATAATTACGCTACAAACATAAAAGTATCGGCATATTATAACGGTGGTCTTGTTTCGTCAAAAGATTTTACAAACAACGAAGATGTAGCGGAACTTAGATTTTCTATTTCGAAATGCGATAAGCTGGAATTTGAATTTAGTACTGCTAACAAGCCAAACAGATATTTGAAAATATCAGATATACAAATACTAAGATATACCGAAAGCTGGGTTGAATATCTAACGAAAAATCAAAATATATCTGCAAGTTTAATAATCGAAGGCGAAAAAATAAATGTAGGGTCTAAGTATCAGTTCTATCAACTTGAGCAAAGCGGTGAAGGATTAACCGCAACAATAACAGC